TACAATCCACAATGAAAAGAGAAACGGGAAGAACTAAGAAATAGTCCCGAATTAATTAATAACCATTTGATGATGTATCGGTCATCTTAGGCTTGACAAATATGAAATACAATGATATAGTAATACTTTACACAATAAGGAAATGATATGGCAAATTTTATACAATTAGATGAAACAAAACTACCTAAGACAAAAGGTAAAAGAACAGACGGTATGCGATTTTATGAAGTGGACGGTAAAGCATACCCCTCAATTACCACTGTCCTAGGTGTTCAACCAAAACCAGGCCTTGATGCTTGGCGTAAAAATGTTGGTGAAGAGGCAGCTAAATGGGAAATGGCCAGAGCGGCTCGAAGAGGTAAAACAACTCACACACTAGTAGAACAATATCTAAAAGGTGAAACACCTTCAACTAGAGATGTGTTACCACTTGGCCTATTTGCTTTGTTGAAACCATATCTAAAACAGATTGACAATGTACATTGTTTAGAAACTATTTTGTATAGTAAAAAACTAACTGTTGCAGGTCAAGTTGATTGTATTGCAGAATATAATGGTAAACTATCTGTTATTGACTTTAAAACAGCCAATAAAGAGCGTAATGATGCGTGGAATGAAAATTATTATATTCAAACAACAGCTTATTCAATTATGTATGAAGAATTATTTGGTACACCAATTGAACAGATTGTAATTTTAATGGCAAGTGAAGACGGAGCTGCTAGAGCTTTTGTTAAAGACAGAAAAGAATTTGAACCTAAATTAGAAGAAGCAATTAAATATTTTTATAAATATTATGAGAACTTAACAAAAGATAAAGTATCATCATAATTAGATATAGTGCCCATATTTTATCGCAGGAGGCACATGAAAAAAATAGTAATATCAATATTATTGCTCTTCTCATTTGTAGCACATGCAAATGAAGATTTACCTACATTGTACAGTGGAACTTTTCCAGCATTATGTGGTGAAACTGAAGAGGTGAAAAAGGTAGCTAGAGATAAAGAAATGATTATCTTTAGTGTATCAAATGGCAGAAAAGGTGCAATTCCTGATGGTGAATTGGTATATTATATAACACATTGGGTGCAACCAAAAGATGGCAGTCAAATGTTTACTGCTTCAACAATAGATGGTAAAGACAGCTGTATTCTGTTTATTAGTTTTGATACCGTAATAAATCCAAATCTTAGTGGTAACGGTATTTAAAGAATTACTTGTTGACGATAAGTGCAATAGGTGAACTGGACGAGGGTGCAACTCCCTCCACCTCCACCAAAAACACATAAGGAGATTAACACAGACAATCCTTGTGTGTTTTTGGGGGGTGTGGTAGGTTCGACAGGCGCTGAAAGACTTATAAGAGAGTAGTAGTTGGCGAACTCAAACGCATTTACAAACGGCGAATCAAATTTTGCCCTTGCTGCCTAATTTAGGCAACTGAGTTTTGTGGAGTGTACTTGGAAACAGAAACACTCCACGCTTTACATTTTTAACAACAAGTGATATATTATAGATATGAATAGCAAAGAATTTAGTTTAATTATTGAGAAGGTTGTTAAAGATAAAAGACCAATCACTTATATGGACGCTATAATTTGGTATTGTGAAGAGAACAATATTGAAATTGAAACAACTAGCCGTCTAATATCAAAATCACTTAAAGAAAAAATCCAAGTAGAGGCTATGAACGCCAATATGCTTAAAATGGAGAAAGGTGGAAAACTACCAGTATGAAGTATGCTGATAGAATGAGAAAACAAAAATTATATGAATTTTCATTCGAACCAAAGTCTTTTTGGGAATACAGTAGAGGTAATAATATTGACCTTTTAATAAATGATGAAAAGTCTTATGACAATAACACAACTGATAATTTTATAGGTAAGGGTAGAGGTACATTTTTATCAAAGTTTAATTCAGAATATGCAAAAAGAATTTTAGAAATGTGGTCTAAAAAGGGTGATTTTATAATTGACCCTTTTGCTGGTAGAAGCTCAAGGCCATTAGTTAGTACATTGTTAGAAAGAAACTATATTGGTTTTGATGTGTTAAATGATAATCTAAAAGAAGCACAAGAACAATATGACAAATTAAAACAAGATAGAACACTAGGTAAGTTAAGATTAATTAATGAAAGTAGTGAGAACATAGACAAACATTTTCATAAGAGTGTGGCTGATTTGATAATGACTTGTCCACCATACTTCAATATTGAAAAATATGATAGTGCAGATGGTCAATTAACAGATATAAAAACTTATGATGACTTTTTAAAAACATATGCAATCATATTAAACAAAAGTGCAGATGTTTTAAAACCAGGTGGTTTCTTTATAGTTGTATTGGCAAACTTTAGAATTGAAGGTAAGTTTTATGACTTTGTTGGTGATACTAAAAACATTTTGAAACAAAATTTAGATTACCATGATGAGATTATTTTAGAGATGAGTCCAGCGAAAAGGCATCCTCTTTATGTACAGGCCATTACCAATTTAAATTGTTTAAAGACACACGAATATTGTCTAGTGTTTAGAAAACCTTGTGATAAGGATAAATTAATAGATAGAAACAATGATATAAATTGGAACAGACCATTAGTAAAAGATATATACGGAAACAAAGAAGATTTATTTTGGGCTGATGGTAAAAGAGATTGGATTAATGAACAGTTTATATCAACAGACAGCTTAGAAAGGTTTTTTAATGAATGTAACTTTAATTGATAAAATGGGTAGTGACTTATCAGTAGTAAATGCAGCTCGAGTATCATTTGCTAAAAAGAAAACAGAATTTGATGAGAAAGATGAAAAACTAATTAAGTATTTGGCAGAGCATGACCATTGGTCACCTTTTGGTCACGCAAGTATGCAGTTTTTAATTAAAGCACCTATCTTTGTAGCAAGACAGTTAGTAAAACACCAAGTTGGTTTAATTTGGAATGAAGTAAGTCGTAGATATGTGGATGATGAACCAGAGTTTTATATACCTTTTATCTGGCGTAGTAGACCAGAAAATAAAAAACAAGGTAGTGGTGATAAAGAAATAGAATTTGATATTACTGAAATTACACAAGCTTGTAAAGTAGTATATAAACAAATGTTAGAGGAAGATATTTCGCCAGAAATGGCAAGAATGGTTTTACCTCAAAATATGATGACAGAATGGTATTGGTCAGGTAGTTTAATGGCCTTTGCTAGAGTTTGTAATTTAAGAAACAAAGAAGATGCACAACAAGAAACAAGAGTGGTCACTGAACATATTGCAAGACATTTAAAAGACCATTTTCCTGTAAGTGCTAAGTATTTAATGAATTAATATGTATGGCGGATTTGAAGTTTTTAAAATATATTTGGCAGTTAAAAACCACTTTACTACCGATAGTTATGATTTTTCCAAATACGGTGGAAGAGTTACGGCAAGCCTGGAAAGCTTTACGAAAAGGTCTGATAGGTATTTTTTTCATAAGTTATCTAAAAGATATAATGAGCGAGATATACTGGATTATTTTGTTAGTAATTTTGCTGTTGATAGTCGTAAGTGGGTTGGTAATCTAATAAACAATGAAGGTACTGAGAATTACACCAAGTTTAGAAAGTATAAAGAATCATTTGAATACCATTTTAGGAATGATTGTGTGGCTATTCGTAATGATATTGATGGCAGGGGCATTTCTTTTGATGACGCTTTTGATGTTTCTAGCGGACAACATCCTAGAGTTTTACGATTACTTATTCAAAAGAAAATTCACCTCCAGACCGCCATCATACTTGATACAATACTATCGTATAGTAAGGTATGGAATAAGAAAATTGAAGAAAAAATTGTTTGGCCTGAGATATACAAAAGGTTACAAAAAATGAAACCATTTGTAAACTACAATAGTACACAGGCAAAATTGATTATGAAGGATGTATTTGTAAATGGTTAGAGTATTTTGTATTGGTAATGGTGAAAGTCGTAAAGATTATAACTTAGAAAAACTGAGACCACACGGAAAGATTTATGGTTGCAATGCCATTTATAGAGATTTTTTACCAGATGTATTAACTGCTGTTGACCACGGTATTATGCACGAAATCTATCACGCTGGTATGGCACAAAAGATACCTTGTTACTTTAGAGATTGGACTAAAGTGCCAGCAATGACCTATGAAATGATGATTTATGGTGGTATGGAAAAATTAGAGGCTGAACAACATCTAAAAGAGGTGTTAGTATCAAATGAAAGAGGTGATAGTAAAGAATATGTAATGCACGGTTCCACAGGATCAGAGTCGCTCATATCATTAAAGGTTCCGTAAGGAGATAATCTAACTCCCACTTGATCTTTATCCCATACTTGCAGCACTGTATCTAATACTTCTAAAGGAAATCTAATTCTATTAACAACCGATCCACCGTAATCATCCGTTCGTTGATTGCTACCGTTATGTAAAAATTGATCTAATAAATAACCATTGGCCATATGCACTTCCACTCCATCAAATCCTGCTTCCTTCGCATTGTGTGCAGCTTGGTTAAAATCTTTTACAATGGCTTGAATCTCATGAACTTCTAAAGCGCGTGGCGTTAGTATCTCGGTTGGTTTCCAATCGGCGGTATACGTTCCACTATTTTTAGCAGGGATAGCAGAAGGTGCTACCGGTAATTTTCCATCCGGTTGATGTGAACTGTGTGAAATTCTGCCAACGTGCCAAAGCTGAACAAAGATCTTACCACCCTTATGATGCACAGCATCTGTCACTTGTTTCCATCCAGCAATTTGTTCCTTACTATGAATACCCGGTGTTCCAGGATAACCTTGTCCTTGTTGGGAAACTTGGGTTGCTTCGGTAAAAATTAAACCAGCACTAGC